CTCCTACTCCTTCTCATCGGACCAGGGCGAAGGGACACTGCTGGACACCGGCCATCCACCACAAGAAAGACAACCGCCGCCCCGCTCCCGCACGGAGCCACTGGGTTTATTAGAAAGGGTCCGGTCTGCGTGGGATACAGCAATTTCTCTGCAGCACTTAGAGATAACCGATCATCCCGATGGGAGACCTGATCTACGTAGAGGAGGGCTTGCCTCCCCCACCAGTAAAAAACAGAAAGACCGTGCTAACAGGGTTGCCCAGGAATATAAGAATAGTAAGCGGACAAGAAAAGGTATTATCCAGAAGAAAGAGATGATGACTAATGGTAGAAAAAAGAGAACTAAGCGATAAACAGCAGAAGTTCTTAGACGCGCTGTTTGAGGAAGCCAATGGCAACTTTAGGGCGGCTATGGATACGGCTGGTTACAGCAAAGGTACGAAGCCTATGTTGGTTGTCTCCTCCTTGAGGGAAGAGATAATTGAACTGACCCAGACTTACTTAGCTGCCAACGGCCCCCTCGCTGCCGTAGCAATGACGGGCGTGATTACGGACCCTACTGCTTTGGGCAACCGGGATAGGCTGTCGGCTGCTCGTGAGATCCTCGACAGGACCGGCATCGTGAAAACAGAGAGGGTGTCTGTTCAAACAGATTCGGGTGGCCTATTCATCATGCCCCCTAAGAAGCCCGACAACAACAGCCACGATGATGGGTGACCTACGATGGGTGATGGCGACGGCGGAGGATGGACACCAATTGTAAGGCGATCTCGCCAGATACCGTTTGGATATAAACAAGACCCCGACGACGATAGAGTTCTTCTTCCGATCCACGAACATCTGGATAGACTGGTGGAGGCCAAGGCATATTTAAAGACGTGCAGCTATAGGGAGGTGTCCGCGTGGTTGTCCGTCAAGACGGGTAGGCCTATCACTTTCCAGGCTCTTCACAAATTAATAACCAAGGAGAAGAAACGAACCAATGTCGCAAAGCTCTTCCGATATTATGCCACCAAAGCCAAAGAGTACGCGGAAACGGAAAGGCGTATCCAAGAAGGCATCATCTACGTCCCGGATAGTAAAAAGCCCAATCCTCTCGACACCAGTTGGGCCGACGACATCCTTATCGCCCCCGTCGAAGGGGGAGGTGGGGGAGGAGGAGGATAATAGGCACGTTGTATTTCGACCAAACCCGGGGCCACAAGAGAATTTTCTAACCTCCCCTGAGCGGGAAGTGCTGTACGGAGGGAGCGCGGGCGGAGGGAAAAGTTTTGCTCTTCTGGTTGACCCCCTAAGATTTTGTAGCTACGCCGGGCATTCTGCCTTAATCCTACGAAGGACTAACGATGAACTTAGGGAGCTGATACATAAATCTAGTGAGGTATACCCAAAGGCCTTTCCAGGGGCCAAGTGGTCTGAGCGTAAGTCTCAGTGGACATTTCCTTCGGGCGCGAGAATTTGGCTTACATACTTGGAGCAAGACAAAGATGTGCTTCGATACCAAGGCCAGAGTTTTACGTTTGTGGGGTTTGATGAGCTTACGCAATATCCGACGCCGTTTCCGTGGGACTATCTTAGATCGCGCCTAAGATCCACGGACCCCAACATCCCCGTATATATGCGGGCCACCACTAACCCGGGAGGGCCGGGACATGCGTGGGTTAAAAAGATGTTCATTGATCCTAGCCCATCCAATGCTCCTTTTTGGGCTACAGACATAGAATCCAGTACCGTGCTGAAATACCCGAAGGGGCACAGCAGAGAAGGTAAGCCTCTTTTCAGGCGCTTGTTTATTCCTGCCAGCCTGAAAGATAATCCGTATCTTTTTAATACGGGCGAATATGAGACAATGCTGCTGTCGCTTCCAGAAGTTCAGAGGAAGCAGCTTCTATACGGAAGTTGGGATGTGGCGGAGGGGGCCGCGTTCACGGAGTTCGATAGAAGTATTCACGTAATTGATCCGTATAAGATCCCATCTGGGTGGCGTAAATTTAGAGCATGTGACTACGGGTACGGCTCCTACTCTGCAGTTCTATGGTTTGCAGTGACCCCAGACAATACCTTGGTCATATATAGGGAACTGTACGTAAGTAAGGTGCTGGCCGTAAATTTGGGCCGGGCTATTATGGAAATAGAGAAAGACGACGGCGCTATCTCCTACGCTGTTTTAGACTCTTCGTGTTGGCATAAGAGGGGAGACACGGGCCCTAGCTTGGCGGAACAAATGAACTTAGAGGGGTGCAGATTTCGCCCGTCTGATAGGAGCAGGGGAAGCCGGGTAAGTAGTAAGAACGAGATACACAGGCTCCTACAGGTGGATGAGGACACAGATCTTCCGGGTCTTCAGATATTTAATAATTGCACCAATTTAATATCGCAATTGCCCATACTACCGGTGGATAAGAAGAATCCAGAAGATATTAATACGAACTCAGAAGACCATCTTTACGATGCACTACGGTACGGGGTCCAATCTAGGCCGGTCCATAGGAACCTATTTGATTTTGGGTCACCTACTTCCCCTACTGATTCTTTTAAACCCTCTGACTCTGTTTTCGGATACTGAAAGGTAAGGCATGGCACAAGACGCACACGGCATTGACTCCAACGAGAGTTCCTACATGGACGACTCTGAGGGGGGCTCTGCGGACTCCACCACGAATGCCCTCGCAGATTACGTAAATCAACAGTACAGTAGGGCAGAAGACGCCAGATACGCGGATGAGAACAGTTGGATTAAGGCGTACAAGAATTATCGGGGTACATATAGCGCCGATGTGCAGTTCTTGGAGACTGAGAAGTCGCGAGTATTCGTTAAAGTGACAAAAACTAAGGTGTTAGCGGCCTATAGCCAGATTGTGGACGTTCTACTGGCTAATAATGAGTTTCCTCTCACCATCAACCCCACAGCTTTGCCCGAAGGCGTCGCTGAATCCGTACATTTTGACCCCGCCATGTCCGAGGACGCCGATATTCCAGAAGCTCCGCTGGATTTGGTCGGATATGAGGGCGATGGTAGAATTCTGCCCCCTGGTTCCACCATGGATAGTCTCCTGGCTGAGAGACTGGGCCCCCTAGGGGAAATGTTAGAAGATATCCCCGTTACAGAGGGCCCGGGGATCACGCAGACCTCCATTACGTACCATCCAGCCATGATTGCTGCCAAGATGATGGAGAAACAGATCAAAGACCAGTTAGAGGAGTCTAAAGGGGCCACACATCTGCGGCATTCGGCGTTTGAATGCTCTCTATTTGGTACTGGTGTGGTCAAGGGCCCGTTTGCTACTACGAAAGAGTACGCGAAGTGGGATGAAGAGGGTAATTACACCCCAGTAAAGAAGACCGTTCCAGAAATATCGTATGTGTCGGTGTGGAACTTGTACCCGGACCCCAATGCTTCCACAGTTGATGATTGTGATTACGTCATTGAGCGCCATAAGCTGACTCGCTCCCAATTGAGGGCCCTGAAGAACCGTCCATTCTTCCGTGAGTCCGCTATTGAGGAAGCCCTGGACCTGGGCGAGAACTATGATGTCAAATGGTGGGAGAGCGACCTCCTAGAAACAGCCAATGGCGGGAATGCAAATGACTACGGTGGAAACCGGTTTGAAGCCCTTGAATTCTGGGGGGTCATGGATCGGGAGATTGCGGAAGAGTCTGGCATCGAGATCCCCAGTGAGTATGAGGACGAGGACGAGCTGCATGTAAACGTGTGGGTGTGTAATGGTGAGGTTCTAAGGTTTGTGCTCAACCCCTTCCTGCCCCGCCGCCTACCTTTCGCCGCTGTTCCCTACGAAGTAAACCCGTACTCCTTCTGGGGCATCGGGGTTGGCGAGAATATGGACGATACGCAGACCCTCATGAATGGTTTCATGCGTCTTGCTGTAGATAATGCAGTTCTGTCAGGTAATCTGCTGATTGAAGTGGACGAAACCAACCTAGTACCGGGTCAGGACCTCACCGTGTATCCGGGTAAGGTCTTCCGGCGTCAGGGTGGCGCTCCGGGTCAGGCAATCTTTGGGACCAAGTTCCCTAACGTCTCTGCTGAGAACATGCAGTTGTTCGATAAGGCTCGTGTACTTGCCGACGAGTCTACTGGCATCCCCTCTTTCTCACACGGCCAGACAGGCGTCTCAGGAGTGGGCAGAACCGCCGCTGGCATCTCCATGTTGATGGGCGCAGCCGCTGGTTCTATTAAGACGGTCGTAAAGAACTTCGATGACTATCTGCTACAGCCGTTGGGTGAGGCGATGTTCGCCTTTAACATGCAATTCAATTTCAACGAAAACATTAAGGGGGATCTAGAGATCCGGGCACGGGGCTTAGACAGCCTTATGCAGAATGAAGTGCGCTCTCAGAGGCTCCTGTCGTTCCTGCAGATTACCAGCAACCCTATCCTGGCTCCATATGCAAAATTCCCCTTCATTATACGGGAGATCGCAAAGAGCATGTCCCTAGATCCTAATAAAGTAACCAATACCCCGGAGGAAATGATTCGTCAAGCATACCTGATGCAGCAGATGGCCCCTGAGAGCCCCGCTGGCGGCGTTCCTTCCCCAGGTGACCTGACAGGTGCCGGAGGTGGCAACATAGGCGTCGGTGGCGTCCCTCTGCCAGGAGAGGCGCAGTTCACAGGGGAGGGACAACCCCCCGTAGGCGCACCCCCACCAGCGCCTCCCCCGCAGCCTACCCAGCAGCAGCAGCAGCAGCAAGCACCTATGAATGCGGGTCTGCCCCCGGGTATGTTGCAGTAGCGTGTATGCTACTTATAATAGACAAGAAGCACATCGTTCTATTGCGTGTTTTTTATTATATGCCGGACTACACTAGTATACTTCAGGAGTTTCAGTGGCAGACACTTGATGTTCACCCTTTCTATCCTAGGGTTAACAGATTTCTGAACTACTGGAGGAAGAACATAGATGCAGTTATTGCAGACATTGAAATGAGCAGGATATAAATGGAGTACGTAGATCTGAAGCCTATGGTTACCAGTGGGGAGCCGTATGATAGGTATGAAACATATTTGAAAGAATTGAAGGAGAAGGCACTGCTCAATCTATCTTCTGCAAATGATCTTCAAGAAATATACCGGCACCAGGGGCACATTGCTTGCCTTATCCATCTACTGAGTTTGAAGTCTCGAATACAAGCTGACTCGCGTAAGGACAAATTGTAATGGCCACTCCTCCCATTCCTCTTCCTCGTCCCCTCGAGGGCAGGTCACCTCCTCTTCCGGTCCCTCGCCCAGAAGGACTAGGTCGCCCCCCCTTGACGGCCTTGGATATGTACGACCAGAGACGTAGCGGCCTGACTAGGTTTGCGGATAGTGCGCTAGGTACGTGGACGGAAGCCGATAATAAGTACGGGTGGAAGGTACTGCAATCGTCCCCTTACATGCTACCCACTTCCGTAGCCTTCGGGCTTATTAAAGGCATAGGTAAGATGGGGGGAAATTTTGCTGCTCTCTTCGGTGCCGTACCACAAAAAGAAGTAGACAAATTCTTTGCAGAAGCCGACAAGCAATTCGGTGATTTTAAAGTTTGGGCGATGGGCGACGACGAACGTGGTCGTAAATCATTTGAGATTGCCCAGGGCGCTGGGGAGATTGGGGCTTTCGTAGTGCCCGCTCTAGGATTTGCCCGTATATTGAGTGTGGTTACGGGGGCCAGTCCTCTTCTCGCCACTGCCAGTGCGGACGCCTTTCTTTCTTTTGGGGGCCTATCCCCTGACGATCAGAACATGTTTAATCTTATCAAAGATATATCTGAGAGTGACGATCCTAAAAGTACCAATTTATTAAACGATATTGCTGACCTACTTGCTACGGATAGAGAAGATAACGAATACACCAACCGGGCACGTAACGTGGCGGAAGCCCTGGTATTTTATCTTCCGGCTCAGGAGTCGCTCAGATTCCTAAACAAAGTTCGCGCCTCTTTTGCAAAAGGCAGAGAGACGGAGCAGAAGGTTCGTCAGTTTATCAGCGGTGCGCGGCCTGAGACACAGAAGAAACTCGCCGCACGATTGGAGCCTACTAAAGGTGACCCTGATGCAGTAGGTGTGGACATTGATTCCGCAGAAGCCTCCGTAAAACCTCTGCCTGGAGATGCTGATGAGGCGCTCCTGCAAAAGGCTCAGGACGGAGATGCGAAGGCGCAGCACAATCTTGGTGTGATGTACGACATCGGCGAAGGCGTCACTCAGGATTATGCTGAAGCGGCGAAGTGGTATCGCAAGGCGGCTGAGCAGGGAAATGCGAAGGCGCAGGACACTCTTGGTGCGATGTACGACAACGGTATCGGCGTCACTCAGGATTATGCTGAAGCGGCGAAGTGGTATCGCAAGGCTGCTGAGCAGGGGCTTGCGTCTGCGCAGTACAATCTTGGTGTGATGTACGACTACGGCTACGGCGTCACTAAGGATATCGTTGAAGCGGAGAAGTGGTTTAGTAAGGCTATCCTGGCTCCTCCTCCTCCTCCTCCTCCTCCCCCATCCATCAGTGCCCAGATGGGAGATCTCGGATTAGGGCTTCCTCCGACGCCAGCGGGAGACAACTTGGCAATATCCGCCGTTGCTAAAAAAGTGGAAGCACTACCCGGTGAGGCACAAACGTACAGCCCCACGTCAGCGTTGCAGTTCTCCGTACCTGAAGCAGATAGCTACGGTATAGTTCTTCTAGATAGTAAAGGTAGAGTTCTTTTAAGGAAGCCAAAGAACAACTACGGAGGCTACGCTTACACTTACGCGAAGGGGGCCCCAGAGCCGGGGGAAACTCCTTTACAGACGGCACTAAGGGAGGTGCTGGAAGAGACGGGGGCGAAGGCAGAGAATATCGAAATAATAGGGGGCCTGTCCACCGCCTATCCAGGAACTGCCGGATCTAAGTCTTCATTCTTCGTGGGACGCCTTAAGAATGAGGGCGAGTTGGATCTGAACCCCGATTTGCCCGAAACGGAGAAGCTCATATGGAAAAGCCCCTTCGAGGCAGTGTCTTCAATAAATAGGACTGAGACACAGGCAGGTAAAGCTAGAGACTTACTCATACTACAAGATGTCACTACATGGTCCGAGGCGATTAAATTTAATAAAGTAGATGCCCAGACCGATGAGATGTTTAAATCAGCCAATCCGCCGCTGCCAATCGGTTCTCCGACTCCAGAGGACGCCGCTGCGATGAAGGCTGCCGATATTGCGGACGCTTTGAATGCTCCTCCCAAAGGCTCCTTCAATGCTTTATACAAAGAAGTAGGCAAAAAACCAGGGGGATCTGCTGCTGGGGCAATCTACAGAAATACAGAAGACAATATAGATTATCTAATAAAATTCTATGACGATCCTGAACAGGCCGTAACGGAGGTACTAGCTTCTAGAATACATCAGCTAGGGGGCAACACAACCCCTCAATTTGAGATAGTTAATGCAGAAGGTACCCCAGGTAAAATTGCCATCAGATCTCAGATGGTAAATATGTCACCTATAGATTTTAATGCTACTCCGATGAATGCTGCAGTTGGCTCTTCAGAAGCTAAACAGGCAGGAAGAATACATGTACTAGCTGCCATACTAAAAGATTTTGATGTCGTGGGCATTGATGGCACTAATGTTCAGAACATATCCTTTAGAGGTTCATCATCAGTAGTTTCACCTATAGATCTTGGGGGCTCTTTAAGATATAGGGCACAGGGGGGGCCAAAAGATTATGAGGCAGGAACAGTACAGCAGGATTTTAAAGATTTTATGAGCAATCCAAAGAGTAGTGCAAAACAGTATTTTAGTCCCGCGTATACTTCTGATCCACAGGCGTATGTAAATGGCATCAGAGAGGTGCTGTATAATTTTAGAACTATGCCAAACTCTGCGTATAAGGATCTTATGTCGGAGTTTGAGGGGTCGACGGAAGCTGCTAAAGTTATACCCATCATAAGAGCCCGTGTAGAAAAGTTGGCTACAAGCACGTTTTATGATGACATAGTGGGTCTTAGTATAGTTCATAGCCTAGCAAAAGCCGCCACACATTTCGATATTGATACCCATAAACAACTGAGTACGGACACATTTGATGTGTTGTTTGGAAAAAAGAAATCCTTCCCTCTGCTTAAAACGGTCAAAATCCATCCCGACTTTATGGCAGCCAAATTAGGGTTCGACACACATGCAGGGGTTATACCCGGTATCAGACAAGATAGCTTTGGTAAGCCGGGGAAACTAATTGCATCTCAGAATAAACCCGGCGACATTCCATTGCCCCGAGGAGTTGCCCCAAATCAAGATAAGTTCATAGAATTTATTTCGTCCATGAAATTGGCTATGGCCGTCAATCCCTCTGTGGATGTTAAGGTGCAAAGCACAGGCTCAGGCAGTTGGGGGGGTTTTATATATAGTGCCCCGCCAAGAGAAAGGGCGCTTTTTTATTTAGGAGACACTAACAGAGCCTCACCAGAGGAGTATAAAAAGGCCGTCGCGGGTGCTGCTATGTCAGATATTACTAAGACAGCCCACGGTGGCATCGCTATTTTAGGCAGATCTATTGAGCATCATGTTCCAGATAATATTCTTGGCATAAAGTTTCCTCTAAATCCCACCGCACCTGAACTTCATAAATTTTATGAGGCTGCGAGGTCCAAACTTTCCCAAGGAGGATTTGGAAGTCACGGCGTCGTAGATTCTCCCTACTCCAATTATCTAGATATCATGGTCAGTAATGGCTATGGATATGACATGTTCTTGGCCGCTAAACTTAATGAATATACACACATTGACATAGCCAATAGAGTTAAGAAATTTACTCACGGACCAGAGCATCCAATAGGAAATGCACAGTATGTAGATCGATTTGAACCCGCCGACACCGATGCGTATGCGTCGAATACTCAAAGGCCCCTACAGGCTGGCTTCTCCCTGACAGAACAGGGGGCGGAGGATGGCACTCTAAACAAATTCTTAAAAGAACTTAACCGGGGTGCGAAGACCCTGGAGTCAATATATACTACTGTCCCCGTGAAGGACGAATTTAGTACCTATCTGCGTCTTGCCGCCGATACACGTGTGCCTTATTCCGTTGCTACGGTGTCTCCATCATCTCTGCATATTATTGTAGAAAACTCATCTAAGAAAGTTAAAGATGCAGTAGGACTTACCACTAATCAATATATAACCCCTGTCAGAGCATACACCTATGGAAAAGGCGGTGCAGTCCCAGACGCGAGTGCTGACTTTATAGCATTTGGCAGTAGTTTTATAAAAGGTGGTTTGCCAATCACTATCACGGCAGCAGGTGTCGCAACTGTATATGATGAAGTACAGGCACAGGACGTTCCTTTAGAATCCCTTCTACCCCCCACCGATGTTCCTGATGAGGATGAGCTATTACTACAGACCATGCAAGATGACATGCAAGCCGACGATACCACCGGCCCCTATTCCGATGATCCCTACGAAAAGGCGCAGGACGACGTACCAATAGTAATAAAAGAAGAAGAAGAAGAAGAATTTGAGTTTGTTGATGACGACAAATGGCCGCTTAAGAATCTGGCCGATCTGTTCCCCTCTGAGAACCCAACCCCTTATTTAACCGGAGAAGCCCCTGATGTTTATGCAAAAGATGATCCCGCCGTCGCCGCCTCCTGGACTTGATGAAGAACCCCCGTTTGGATCTCTTCCAGAAGAAGTTGCCGATGATATCCCGGTGATGCTTTCTGAGGGAGAGTACGTCGTACCTGCCGACGTGGTTCGCTATTGGGGTCTCAAACATCTAGAAGAGATGCATACCCAGGCTAAGTGTGGTCTTATGTGTATGCAGATGGACGATCGTCTTCACACTGTTGATGATGATGATGCTGAAGACGACGATGACGATGATGATAATAGTGGGGCTGATTACGCTGGTTACGATGATGATGATAATGATGATGATGAGGTAGTTGAACGTATTGAGGTGTCAGCGTATGACGTAGGGTATGGCGACATAGACGACGAGATGGAGGAACTGGGCCTAGAGGACGAGGTGGACTTTGACGGTAAGGATGGCGATGGGGACACGCCCCCGTTGTACATGCGCCATGGGGGTGATGTAGGTGGCCATCGCGGTGGTGACGTGTCCGACTACATGAACAAAAGTAATGCCTTCGGCTTTGAGCCTACCTCCTCCGTGTCCCCGGACGTAGGTCCCCCGAGCAGAGATGTCAGCGACGTTGCACAGGGTCTTGTAGACACTGCCAGGGATGCGGCGACTAGGGATGCTACAGGGCTCCAGGACCGGATGTCTTTTGACGAAGCAACTAGAGGCGATTTTTCAGGCCTACCCGGGACCATCGCCAGCACTGCAGCGGGTGCCCTCTCCCCGCCGGGGATGTTTGGGGTGCTTGGCTCCATGTTTGGGCTAGGCCCATCTATACAATCCAAAGACATTGGGATCGAAATTAAGGGGCAGTCTTACACCATGAATTTAGGTGTGGGCCTCCCTGGAGTTTTCGGCCAAATGGCTGCGAAAGGATTAGCAGAGATAGCGGCTAAGGTGGCACGAAACGACCCTACGGTTTCTAAAAATGACATAGGCTTGGTTGACGGTCAGGTGGTGGGAATACAAAGAGGCATGGTCATGGGAGTGCCCACTGCCTCACTTCTCGGCACTGTCCCCACGAATATGACGGTGCAGGACTTTACTGATATGCAAGCACTGAGTTTGGGGAAGGTCCCGCGCACTGCCCCAGTAAATGAGTATGGCATACCCGACTTTGGCAAGGCTACGGATATGATTGGGACCAGCACTGACCCGGCTGATGGGACGACTACAGGATATGACCCCGCTACAGGATATGCTCATGGGCCTACTGGTGTATCTGCAACGAATACGATGACTGCCGCTACCCACGCGACCAATGCACAGCTCCGTGCACTGAATGTACACCGCTCGGCCTGGAATAAGATTGACATCCCCGCAGTCGCGGCCTTGAGGGAGAAGATGCGGGAAAAGGAGGCAAAAGACGAGGTAGCCAAAGCCGCCGTCGCCACCCAAGATGCGAAAGACTCAGACGATGTGAATGATCCCTACGGGTTTGGCTTGGAAACTTCTCAAACCGTTCCTCTGTCTCCGCAGGAACTGGATATAGATGCAATGCCAACCGAACCGGGGTCTGTTGATCCAGATCTCGGCAAGATAGGATTTAGCGTAATGGATATTGTAGGAGCACAAGAGACTGACGCCCCCGGCTGGGGATCAGTTGGACTGCCACAATTCAGTACGGATGTCGAGACCGCTCCCTTGGGACCCCCGACAGCGCCAAATTTAGGTCTCAGTTTTGGTAAACCCGGAAGCACGGACGACGAAGTGGCGGCTGAAGAACAGGACAGGGCCGATGCTGAAGCTGCTGAAAACGCCGAGGCGACGGAGGCGGCTGGATTAGGCCAAGACTCAGAGGCCCAAGGTGCAGATGCAGCAGCCGCCGAAGCCGAGGCCGAAGCCGAAGCCATGGGCCTCACCAGAGGCGGACTTATGGGAAAGGCACATAAGGGAGGACGGAAGCGTAGTAGAGGATACTGATAATAATAATAATAGTAGTAGACCAGACGGGCTACCCTATACCCCCTTCATGACGAAGGGCTACTAGAGGCCCCCAATAAGGAGACAACGTATGTCTGTAGAAAACGAAGTTGACGTAGACGAAAATAATGTCACCGGCCATGTAGTACAAGCCAAGCGCCGTTACCGCCGTGCAAAGGATGAAGAGAAAGACCTCAGAGAACTGATTGATGCGCGAGCGTCCAAAGACAATACGCTGTCTGAATACGACGAAGGAGATGACAACGACGGGGACATGGACGCCGAAGAATCGACCTTTAAGAAACGCTACGGGGATCTTCGTAGGCACATGCAAAACGTGCAGTCGGAGCATCGCAAGGAGATGCAGACGCTCGAAAAGAAAATGACGCGAATGGAAGGGGGCAATAAGTTTTCCCTACCAAAATCCGAGGCGGAAATTGCAGACTGGAGCAATAAGTATCCTGACGTTGCAAAGATGATGGAGTCCATCGCCCTAAAGAAATCGGGCGAAGTCTCGGCGAGCATGAAGAAGGAGATGGAGGGTCTCCAAGAAATGAAGAGGGAAGTCACCCGAGGGAAGGCTGAATCTGAGCTTCTTCAACTGCACCCAGATTACGATGCCATCAGGAAAGATCCTGTGTTCCATGAGTGGGCAGGTATTCAACCTAAGTGGGTACAGGACTCCCTCTATGAAAATGAAGACAACGCCCTGGCATGTGCTAAAGCCATCACTTTATATAAAGCGGAGACTCGTCAGCTCTCTTACAAATCCTCAGACAATTCAGCAGACGCCGCTCATAAAGTTAAAACAAAGAGTGGGACCCGAGTAAATACCGACGCCAGCGCAAAAGGTCGGTTTAAAGAGTCTCAGGTACAGGCCATGTCAGCATCTGAATATGATAGGAATGAGGACGCTATATCTAAATCTATTCAGAGTGGCTCCTTCATTTATGATCTTTCTGGAGCAGCACGGTAGAAAAGTGTTGACAAATGAAAAAGTATTAGTATAACTATATGTATAATTCAACAATGTGACTTGTCCCTGTATGTTTGCAGCCACACTCATTACATTGAAACATCCGTAGGTTAGACCACCATTCATTATGTGACCCCCAGCAGACCTGTACAGTCTCGCGGGATACTCACGCAAGGATGCCCTGAGCTTACATATATAAAAGCTATCAAAAGGAGATAACCAATGGCTTTTTCAACTGCCGGTGGTTACGGAAATCTTCCCAACGGTAACTTTTCGCCTGTAATTTACAGTAAAAAAGTTCAGTCGGCTTTCCGTAAAACCAGTATCGTAGAAGATATCACCAACAGTGATTACTTTGGTGAGATCGCTAATTTTGGTGATACCGTGCGTATCATTAAAGAACCTGAGATCACCGTTAAAGAGTATTCTCGTGGCACGACTGTTACGCCACAGGATCTCGATGATGAGGATTTCACCCTCGTTGTTGACAAGGCGAACTACTTTGCCTTTAAAGTTGACGACATCGAAGAGGCTCACTCCCATGTGAACTTTGAATCAATGGCTACTGATCGTGCGGGCTATCGCCTCAAGGACCAGTTTGACCAGGACGTTCTAGGTTACCTTTCGGGTTTCAAACAGACTACTCTTCATGGCGACAACGACACCGTTCGTGTTGCTGGTGACAAGGCAGGTACCGATCCGGTTTCTGCTGCTGCTAACGGCCTCCTAGCTTCTATGCTAGTTGCTCGTAACAGCTTTGTTTCCGCCGGTGCTTCTACTGACTCAATTGCCACGCATCCCGATGGTTCGACTGGTGAGGCTACTCCTCTTGGAGTTCTTAACCGGATGGCCCGTCTTCTTGATCAGCAGAATGTTGATCGCGATGGTCGTTGGTTGGTTGTTGATCCGGTCTTTCTGGAGCAACTAAACGACGAAAACTCGAAGCTCCTCAGTAACGACTACACCAGTGGCGATAAGGACATTCTTCGTAATGGCCGCGTCATGGATGGTCTTATCCGGGGCTTCCGCATCTACCTGTCCAACAATCTGCCCGTCGTCGGTACTGGCGCTGGCACTGTGGACACCAATGGTTCCGCGACTAACTACGGGCCATTGTTGCCGGGCACGACTCGGCGGTTGCTACTGCTTCTCAAATTGAGAAGGTTGAAACTTATCGCGACAATGACAGCTTTGCTGACATCGTTCGTGGTATGCATCTGTATGGTCGCAAGGTTCTTCGTCCTGAAGCCCTGGTCCGCGCCCATTACAACATTGCGGCTTAAGGGAGGGCATAGATCATGTCTACTGTTACCACTCTCGCTTCGACCGTCCGCAATCCCGGCGCTCGTGGACGTAGTCCGTACTACGTTCAGAATGAAATCGACTTTGCTGCCGCTGTTACCGCTAAAGGTACTGCACTAGCTGCTGCCGATATCATTGAAGCACTTACGATCCCTGCCAACACGATGATTATGTCTGCTGGCATGGAATGTACCGTTATTCATACCGGTACTTCCACTGATTGCGCTCTTGACTTGGGCGTGACTGGTGGTGATCCAGACGCATTTGTCGATGCTTTTGACTTCGACGCTGCGGCGGCTGGGGCCTACGCGGTTCCTGCTGCACCTGGGTGTGCGATTGTACCAGCTGCAGCTGATACGCTCGACATTCTTATCCAGGCACAAACCGGTACTACCCTAACGGGTAAGATCCGCGTTTTTGCGTGGCTGTCGAATGTTGACGACATTGGTGTTCTTGAAGCCAATGAAGTTACTCGCGACATCCTTGCTTAATAGTTATTGGGGTGGGGTGTAAAAACCTCACCCCTTTACTCTGGGAAGATTAATGGCAACCACTTTTATTACATTGGTTAACGATGCTCTGCGACGTTTGAATGAAGTCGAGGTAATAGCCGACGATTTTTCAAGCGTCCTTGGCTTTAGGGCACAGATAAAAGACGCGGTGAATGCTTCCTTGCATGAAATTTCTCAAAAAGAATATGGCTTTCCTTTTAATTACGGCACGGGTTCGTTGACCTTAGTGGCGGGGACTGAATCATATTCGTTGGCTTCCACTTTTAAAACTGCTGATTGGGATTCCTTTAGGATTAACTACGATGCTAGTGAGAACCATGCCGCACGTAAATTAAAGCAAATAAACTACGACACATATCTTATGCGATTCTTTGAGAGAGACAGTGCGTCGGCAGTAGGCGACCGCGAACAACCGTCCTACGTGTATAGAACCCCGGATAATAAGGCGGGATTTACTCCCGTCACGGATGATACGTACAGTGTCAGCTACGACTACTTTGCCTATCACACAGATCTGACCGCCTCTACCGACGCTATGACCGTCCCCGATGCGTATAAGCACGTAGTAGTGGATGGTGCTCTGTATCACGGCTATATGTTCAGGGACAACGTCCAACAGGCGTCCATAACTAAGGCCAAATTTGACGAGGGCATAGATCGTATGCGTACCCTCTTAATAAACAGATTTACGGATGTTCGTGACACTCGGGTAGGTAGACTCATAAATGTGCCACACGGTAACGCCTAATGCCTGACCAATATAGGGATGTCACGGTCCTATGTAAGGGTGGACTATTCAGGAACGAGGACGCCCTATCACTGGCGTCTACAAATCCTGGCGCGGCCATTCGTATGCTTAACTTCGAAGTGTCGCAGTTCGGTGGCTACCGTAGGATTAGCGGATTTGCCCCCTACGATGCTTCTAACACCACGGTACCCGGCCTAGGTACGGTACTCGGCGTCTGGATACACGGGGACACTGTCTATGCTGCAAGACGGAATATAGGAGATGCTACAGGCACTCTAGGCTCAGACCCTATAACAGTAACCAACGAGTCTACTACACTAACAATAGCTCACACTTCTCATGGTTTATCTGTAGGATCTTTTGTTACATTTTCTGGAGCAGCAGCCGTTGGCGGGTTAACAATTAACGGCGTTGAGATGGTTGTTGTTACAGTCACCTCTAATTCGTATACCGTTGTCTTTACATCAGCCGGAACTTCCTCTGCCTCTGGTGGCGGGGCGTCGGTAACTTACTCCTACAGCTACAACTATTTTATATATAAACATGTAGCAGGAGTAGGGTGGGGAAGTAACGTGGGGCCCACGGGGCGAGTGGCGCTTGGGGTAAAGAAATTAAGAGTATCTAATCATAACTTTACGGGGTCTGAAGTTACGGTCCTAGTGGATGGGATAAACCGCCCCGCTCGTCACAGCGGTACTACTTTTTCTGAGATATTCGACAAGCAGGGTACCGCTGCTG